GGAATACTCAAACTTTTTGATAAAATACAGGAAATGGTTGATGAGTTCGAAGTCGATACCGACAAACTGAACTCTTACTGTGACCTGCTTGTTACTTCTCTCAAAGGCGCGAAAACACAGATAAAGAAAGTTGAGTCAGCATGGGCCAAACATAAGGCTCAGGAAGAACTGTCAGACAGCGTGAATGTCGGTCTCGAATAATAAATTTTTTTTTTCTCTCAGAATATACAGATAGTATATTTTTTCACCTTTACAATATATAGACAGTATATTATACTAAAGAAAAATATACATGGAGTGTACGCTAATGCTGTTTGAGCCAATAGATTGCACCGTTGAAGAAGCAGAAAGAAACGCAGCGGAGCAGTACAGATTGATGAGTGAGTGTGATTCTCAGTTGCAACCTTTGTACTCCCGGCTTCGGGAACTTGAAAACATCTGTGACCCTCAGTTTTCGTATGAGATAAATATCCTTCGTGACCGTATTTATTGGCTTGAAGAGAAAGCTGATGAGCACGAACGGTATAACGACTATTGGCTAAAACAGGCTGAATGGGCAAGAGCACGAGAGGAGATTGCATGAACAAAGAAAGATTCAATTTACACAAATTAGTCGTAATGTTAGACGACTGTGAAGATAAATTGAAAGTTGCGTTTGAATATATGGAAGAACATAAGCCGGAGTTTGAACAAGATTTCGAGTTGTATTCAATAATGGGTTTCTTAAAAAGCTTTGTTCGTAACGGCGGTATTTCAGACTTACAGAAAATCAACTTCATGCTTTACCAACAAGAGCATATTAAAGACTTAAAAACAAAAGAGGAGAAAAAATAATGCGTTTTATTCATATTGCAGACATTCACGCTTCAAGAGAGCGTTTACCACAGACACTTCATATTCTCAATACTCTTATAGAACGCTGCAAGCGGGGTGACATTGATTTTATTCTCTTTGCAGGTGATTTCTGGGATTCAACTATAACTGCGACAAAGGGAAGTGGATTCTCTGATATTATCTCAGCTGTAAGAGAGCTTGAGAAACATACCTATCTTTATTTTATTTACGGCACTCCGACTCACGAACCAAACGGTTCATTAGACGCTTTTCAGTCTGACAGAACAACCGTAATAGATTCAATACAAATCTTATCGCCCGAATTTGGAAAAGAATATATAAACCCACTTACAGGAGCAACGGCTTGTGATAAAGTGACGATTTACTGTATTCCAGAACCAAGAAGAAGCAATTATGTAAGAAATTCTGTTGAAGAAACAAATAAAGCAATTAACGACAACATAAAAGGTAGTATTGAAGGTTTAAGAGATTTCTTGAGAGGGTATAGAGAGAAAGAGACATCAGACCCTCTTTTTCAGGATATAAAAACTCCTCTTATTGTCGTCTACCACGGCGAAGTAAAAGGTGCCGTCTATCAGAACGGAGTGTCAGCTTCTTCCCCGACTGCTATTCCAAAAGGACTTCTGCAATCTCTTAATGCTGACTACTATGCTCTTGGTCATATTCATAAGCCACAGGAAGTATTCAAGAACGCATGGTACAGCGGCTCCGCCTGTCCTAAAGACTTCGGAGAGACACATGACGGCTGCTATAACCTCGTGGCTATTGAAAACGGAGAAACAAGAGTTGAGAGAATTTCTTTCGGTTTGCCGACTTTTAAAACATTAGATTTCATTAAGCACAATGTTTTAACATATAAAAGTGGACAGCTTGGTGACGCTTTAAAGTCTATTGGAAAATATAGCTTTGGATTAAATCATCTTCGGATTCTTTTTCAATGCACAAAAGAAGAAAAGAAAACGCTCAATCTCAAGCAGCTTGCGGATGAAATCAAGGCAAAGACAAATGCCGTTTCTGTAAAGCTGGAGCCTACTATAATCGACACGGAAAACGCACCGAAAAGCGAGGTCGTAAAGCGTAAGTCTATCGTTGAGAAAATGACGGAGTACGCTAAGGAAAAAGGCCTTAAACTTCCAAAGCATACAAAGGAACTCCTGCAAGACATACAGGATAACACTCTCATTAAACTCGCATACCCCCAGCACTCGTTTGAACTTCTCTCGCTCTCATTAAGAGGTGCAATCGGAATCAGGGACGGTCAGCACAAGGAAGATTTTGAGCTGAATTTTGAGAAATATGATGACGGGGTAGTGTGCCTAATAGGTCCTAACGGACATGGTAAGACAACAATTATAGAGAACTGTCACCCATATCCTTGTATGCTTACCCGCGAGGGAACTCTTAAAGAGAACTTTTATCTCAAGGACAGCCACCGTATTCTTGTCTACAGAGATGAGACCGGACTGTACTACAGAATCTCCATGCTTATAGACGGAAAAACAAAGACAGGGAAAGCCGTTTACTTTGTCGAGACATCAAAAGACCGTGAGACCTGGACTTCACTTCCAGAAACTGACGGCTCACTTGATTCCTATAAGCAGTGGGTTGATTCCACATTCGGAAGCATTGATGTATTTCTCAGAACGGCTTTCTTTGCAAAGGAACAGACAAAGGGAACTCCCGATATTTCTTCAACAACAAAAGGTGAGCGTATGGAACTGCTCTCAAAACTTGCAGGAACGGACCACCTCAAGGAAGTTTCCGTAATCGCAAGGGAAGAGAGAAAGGAAGTGGAGAAATCTGCTGAAAAAATCGAAGCTGAGATTGATTCATACTCACGCTACGAAGACATAATCAGACAGAACGAGCAGGACATAACCTCATGGCAGAATGAACTTAAAGGGCAGGAATTTTCAGTAGCCGCACTTGAAAAGGAAGTTGCGGAGCTTAAAGCAAGGGACGCTGAATATCAGAAAGTAAAAGCCGTGAGGGAAGCGAACTCCGCACTGTACGACCAGTACAAGAAAGAGTTTGACGAGACAAAGCCTCTGTTTGAGAAGCTGGAAGAAGCCGTAAGCAATATGTCCGTTTATGACAAGATTGATTCCGCAAATAAGACCGTAGCAGAAAATGCACCGCTTATTGAAGAACTAATGAACAAGTCGGCTGGCTTGAATGGCAGAATAAACAATCTTACCGAAAAGGTAATGCAGAAAAGCAAAGAAGAATCTGAGAAAAAACTCTCAATAAGCAAGATTGAAGCGGATATAAAACTTTGCAAGTCTCAGATTGTCAAAGTTGATGAAGTATGCCCGACTTGCGGACAGCCTATTTCTGAGCACAAGAAGCAGGAACTTCTGTCACATATCACAAAGTCACAGAATGAACTTTCAGCCCTTGAAAAAGAACTTGATAAAGAAAGCAAGGCTTTGATTGAGATACGCAAAGACTTAAAGGAACTTGAAACAGAAAGAGACAGTCTCGCAGATGAAAAGGCAAAGGTTGAAGGCAGCCTTGTGGATTTACAATCTGAATCACAATCCTGTACAGATTTTATCGAAAGCGTTGATGAAGTCTATAAGGAATACTCTTATGACGAAGCCGTTGAGGAACATCAGAAACTTTCAAAGGAGCTTGATGATTTGCAGGACAAAATGGATTCAATCGTTGATTCCGAAATGGCAGAAGATGTTTCCGAGAAGCTGAAAGAAACTGAGGATAAGTTGCAGAGGGAACTCAACAGAAAAAGCGATCTTGCAGCCACAATAAAGTCAGCAGAAAAGGAAAACGAGCGTTACAGGAAGGAACTTAAATCTGTTACTGAAAAGAAAAAGGAACTCAAGGAACTGAGCGAGAAGATAACAGCATATCTCTTCATTGAGGACGCTTTCTCAAACAATGGCATTCCTGCAATAGAACTCCGTGAATCCGCTCCAGAGATTGCAGAGATTACCAACAAAATCCTCTCTGAAAGCTACGGCAACAAGTTCACCGTCCGTTTCGGAAGCACATCAGAATTAAAGGCAAACCGCAAAGCAAACGAGGATTTCAACATTCTCGTGTACGATTCTGACAACGATGACGAAAAGACAATCGACCTTGTTTCTTCCGGCGAGCGTATATGGATAAAGCAGGCCCTTTTCTATGCATTCTCAATCGTACAGATGAACCGAACAGGATTCAATTTCCGCACACGGCTTATTGACGAATCAGACGGTTCCCTTGACGGAGCGTTACGGCCAAAGTATCTGAACATGGTAACTTCGGCACACAATGCAGCGAATTCCAGACTGACAGTGCTTATCACGCATAGTCAAGAGATTAAGGACATCGCACAGCAGATTATTGAGATATAGGGAAGAATGAAACAATGCTGATATTTCCACTGAAAAAAGAATGGTATGAGAAAATCAAGAGCGGTGAAAAGACGATTGAGTATCGGGAAGTAAAACCGTATTGGACGAAAAGATTGTGGCATGAAGGAGGAAGTCTAACATTTAACACTATCTCATACGATTATGAAGCGACAAAAGATGTTTTTCTATTTCCAATGATTTGTAAGCTACAACTTGGATATAATCCAAAAACTAGGTTAAATGCAATCATTAAGAAAATTGAGGTTGTAGACGGCAAGGACACAGACTTGCACATAGACAAGCCTGTGTATGCGATACATCTTGCTGATGTAAGGGAGAGCGTATGCTGATATATAGATTTTCAGTAACAAGACCAAAAGACACCGTTGAGGTGTGGCTGATAAGGAATAAATACAGCCCGTTTGAATTTCAGTTCGTGAACATTTCTAAAGGGCATATTTGTCCGTGCAAATTCATGGATTTCAATGACGCCATAAAAGATATGATAAGATTAAAATCAGAAGGGAAGATAATTCATTTCGAACGATTACCAGATTTTGATTTCAAACCCTTATCAGACAGGTCTTCAAAATTTGAGGAGGTGATAAAAAAAAGATGACAAAAACTCAAATAGAATATGAGAGAAAACTGCTTCTTACAACACCTATAACAATGGACTGTTTTGACATAAATTTCGATTCAGAAGAGTGGAAAAACTACTGTATGTCAGAATGGAAAAATCTTATAGAGGTTCTTGACAGAATAAGAAGAATGGCAAGGGAAACAGATAATACAGAAATAATGAAGCATTTTAAGAAATTGCTCCCGAACTCATATAAGGTGGTGAAATTATGATTGAAATAAAAGGAAAATATAACAGTGCTATTGTTTATACGGACAACTTGGAAAATGAGGCTTACAAACAGATTTTGCAGATGATGAATCAGATTTGGTGCAAAGATTTGAAAGTACGCATCATGCCTGATGCTCACGCAGGAGCAGGCTGTACAATAGGTACGACAATGACAATTAAGGATAAAATCTGCCCAAATCTCGTCGGAGTAGATATTGGCTGCGGCGTTGATGTTGTCGTTGTAAAAGCTGATTGCACTAAGATTGACCTTGCAAAACTTGACGCTCTTATTCACGAAAAGATTCCGTCAGGCAAAAATCACAGACAAACACCACACGCTTTTGCAAGCAAAATCAATTACAAAGATTTCATTGCACCTGTATCAGCGATTGCACCTTTATCAATAGGCTCTCTTGGCGGAGGAAATCATTTTATCGAAGTTGATAAAGATGAGTCTGGCAACTTCTATGTCGTAGTTCACTCAGGTTCTCGACACCTTGGCGTTGAAATCTGCAATTTCTATCAGAAACTTGCAATTAAAGAAATGCACAATCATACGAAAGAGCGTGCAGAGATTATTGCAAAATTAAAGGCTGAGGGTAAATACAAAGAGATTGAAAGTACACTTTCAAAACTGAAAGGTGAAAACTGTCCTGACGAACTTACTTATGTTGAAGGGGAAAATTTCAACAACTACATTCACGATATGGAGCTTGCCCAGAAATATGCAGTTTTCAACAGAAAAGCAATGCTCGATGTTATCATTAAAGGTCTTGGTATTACTCAGAATGAAATCATTGAATCGTTTTCGTCAATTCACAACTATATTGACACTAAAAATATGATTCTCAGGAAAGGCTCTGTTTCTGCCCAAAAAGGCGAAAAGCTTATCATTCCTATGAATATGCGTGACGGTTCTCTTATCTGTATAGGAAAAGGAAATCCTGAATGGAACTTCTCCGCTCCTCATGGAGCTGGCCGATTGATGTCGCGTAAGGCTGCAAAAGAATCCCTTAAATTGGATGACTTCAAAAATTGTATGGACGGAATTTATACGACTTGCGTGAATAACTCAACCATTGATGAAGCTCCTATGGCATATAAGTCAGCTTCTGAGATTATCGAGAATGTAAAAAACTCTGTTGATATTATCAACATTGTGAAACCGATCTACAATTTTAAGGCGGCAGAATAATGGGAATTAAAACTTTTGAAGAATGGAAAGCAAAATATGATGATGAAATAGTAAATGTAGCAACAGTTTTTTTTAATTACGAAAGAGGTGTAGACACAAGGACTTGCTACGATGAATTGGAATGGCTTCTAAGAAAAGCATTCATATCAGGACAAAATCACTGCAACTGTAGTCATACTGACAATTCAAAGGTGATTGAAAGGCTTGAAAAAGAAAACAAACGACTTCTGCACGAACTGGAGCTTATACGAGGACAAAAAGGAATATGTCTTGAAATTGACGGCAAGAATATGACAGATGTGTATAACCTTCAGCAGATGTTGAACGAGAAAGATATAATCATCAATTTTCTCAAAAAAGAACTTGCTCACAAGATGTCTTATCGACAGACAATGAAAAAGCAGTATCGTGAACTAAAACAGTCGATGATGGCTGATAATGAACGACACACAAAGGCTTATGCGAAGTTAGTCGCCGAAAATGCAAAATTAAGACATATTGCCGAGCATTATTGCATTGAGTGGCATAATATGGAACTAAATCCTGATGACTTTCCGCCTGAAGACCCAGAGCATTGTGGCTTTAGTATCACTGTAATGGCTGACGACGGCGGTACAGCTTACGCTAATCTTGAGCAAAAACGGTGGTGTACAAGCAGACCGATTAAGGCTTGGTTCAAAATTCCTCGCTACCTAACTTTTAAATACGATGGAGTTGTGAGATGAAATATCTGTCAGGAAATCAAGGATATTGCACAGCAAATCATTGAGATATAGGAGAAAGTATGCTGATTTTTAGATGTAATGTCTGTGGCTATCAATTAGTCCAGTTTACTCATGGCTGGCAGTGTAAACATTGTGGTGCATGGTACGAAAGCACCGGGAGTGGATTTTGAGTGAAGTAATTTCGTTTGAAGAAAATATTCCTCACAGAGTAGAGGAGCTTATTTGTATCAACTGTAAAAACCGATGGATAAATGTATCTCCCGTAGGTTTGTTGCTAAAAAAAATGATTTGTCCGTATTGTGAGCAGGAAGGATTCGTTATCAATACTGGCGAATATATGGATGAAGATGATTGAGGCAAGAGGGAAAGAATATACAGAGTTGTATTAAAGACAGGGGGTGGTAAATTGATATTCCCTCAATATCCGCCGTTCAAGTGCAAGTTTTATCAAAGTCAAAACTCAAATGACAATAATCCGGCTAAAGATTGTCAGTATGATGATAAAGGAGGAAGAAAATGATAGTAATAGTTCAGTATAGAATAGACGGAAAGCAAGAAGAGGTAAGAGGTGTTGAATGTTTTAGAGAAGATGCACATTACCTTTATCTCAACTTCAAGAAAAATTCCAAAGTAAAACAAAGAAAATACATTCGCAGGAATGTGAAGCTAAATTGTGTTGTGGAGGAAAAAAATGACTAAAGAAGAACTTGAAAAAGAAGCAGGTGATTATGCAGACAAACACGCTTTTAGAGTACCTTATGATGGAAGCAACAGGTTTTATGATGATGTTGATTTTAAGGCTTCAAAAGAAGGTTATCTTGCAGGAGCAAAGCCAAGAGAAAAGCGTATTTCAAAACTGAAAGAAGTTTGTCAAGACTTATCAGATAAATTTGACTATCAAGTAAAACAAGTAATGAGACTTGAAAAGGAAAATGCAGAACTAAAAGAGAAATTAAAAATGACCAATAAACCACACTGTTCCGTAACTAACAAGATATGCTTTTCTCAAAAAGAAGCGAGCGACACTATCCGCAGGATAAAGAAAGCCCGTAACTCCCACAGACCGAAGAACATACCTCAGCGAAGTTACAGATGTCAGTATTGCGGAAGCTGGCATTTAACCCATTACAGAAATTACGAAACCTGCAAGGCAACACTAAGAAAGAACGGACTGAGGGGAAGTGAGAGGTTTTATGACTGAGAAAAGATATTGGGAAATCCGAAATGAATACAAGATTTACACATCACATTTTCCGACAAAAGAACAGATAGAGAAACTGACGGAAAAACAGTTAAGGGAGCAAATGGAAGCACTGACGAAAGTGTTTAATGATGTTTTTACTGGAAAGCTAGAATCTGATTAGCCTTTAATTTTTCTTCCGCTAACATCTCCGTATGCCTGGCGGAACAATATCAAAACAAATAGGAACATCTTACGAAGTAGTGTGGAATAGGGAGTCTTTTACCATTCAGATTTTTTATAAGGGAAAATTGAAAGAAACTTATCAGCTTAAAAGATTTACTGATTCACTTGATGTGTACGCAAGCCTGAAACAAGTGAAAGACTGCAAATACGCAACAGAAATACATCAGTTCTATCCTGTGAATTTGCTTAGGAGAAAAGGCTAAATCTCTCCCAATCCCACATCAGTTACAAGTCGGATTTCACCGTCTGACTTCTTCCCGAACTCGCTTACATCAAAGCCCATTACTTCATTCTTTACATTTCCGTAAATATCAACATTGGTAGGGGAATTATGGGTATAGAAGATAAGCGGCTCTTTGCCCGAATACTCCCACTGACGGCAATAGTCGTTGTAAGGGTCTGCGTTCAGCCTGTGCAGAAAACGCTCCCATAAGAGGCAGTAAGGCTTTAAGACAGGCTTTCTGTTTTTCATCGTGGATTTCGTGCAGAATGAACAGGTAGAACAGCACTTCTTTTTGGGATAATTCTTCACCTTGCGAATAAACTCCTCAGTGCCCTTTATACCGATTGCCTTTACCTTTTCAGGCGGACGCATTGAGAAATCCTCAGAGAGCATTATCTTCTCAATCTCAGAAATTCCCCTGCCGTCACGGAGATAGGACATTGCAAGAAGCACCTGCTCCAAGGTATAATCCGCACCCATTCCTTTTCTGTTGTTTTTCGCACAGTCATAGATGTCAAGCTCAGGGTGCTCCTTAATAGCAGCCTCAAACGCAGAGTTGATGTAATTGATGTGAAGGTCTAGTGATTCAGCAATCTGTTGTCGGGTCATTCTTTTTCTTGTTTCGTATTTTCTCTTGTACGATTAGAGCAATGCAACCTGCTCCAAATATGCCAACAGTTATTCCTAATACAACAAATGGATGTTTAAAAAGAAATTCCATCTGTGTGCAATGAATATAATCGTGAATAATCTGCTTAATCATTTACTACCTCGTATGTTTTTTCAAAAATGTCCGGCTTGCAAGGGTAGAACTCTCCGTTTACACCTTTAATAATGTAGTCGTAAGGGTCTGCGCTCATTTCTCCTTCAAGCGTAGGAATAAAAAGACTAAAACTTGGTGCTCCCATTCCTACTTCATAGGCACTGTCAGAAAAGACCTCGCATTTCAATTCTTTCCCCATCCATTTTTCGATTTCCATTTTGTTTGAGTTTCCGTTGAACTGAATACACTCAATCACAACAGGCTTCTTTTTTGCTTTAATTACCATATATTTCTCCTATTGGTTAATTTTTAATTTACTAAAACATTCCGAAAGCTTCGGAAATTGTCTTGCAATCCAATCTGTAAGTTCTTCATCTTGCGCCCATTTGCAACATTCCCAAAGCCCGCTTTCAAGAATAAATGCGTGTATAATTTCATGTCGAATAACTTTACGACCATAAATATCAAGATTTTTCATTTGAAGTGGGTCATTGTTATCTTGCTCAAATATAGATTTATCAATGTGAATTTCCTTTGCGTAAGATTCAAGATAACCGTCCCCATCTTTAAGTCTTATATTTTCATCTTCACATTCGTAAATTATCTTATATTCTTGACCTAGAACATTTGCGCAATCAGGAAGTTTGTGTCCGTTAATTGTCATTATATCCTCCGTAATTTATTTTTGTATGAATGAAAAATAATTAAATGGTAGCTGTTCAATTATTTTTACATTTATTAGAAGCGGTTCTCCATCTGAACCGATTCCTACTTCATCGCCATCAACAATGTAAATTAGGTCTTCCTTGCAACAACCAAGACAATCATCGGGAAAAGCACAACTAGTAAAATCTCCGTGTGTACAAGAATTTCCATGAGGTGCAACAAGACACCACTTTCCTTTAATCAAAACTGCATTCCATACAGAAACACCTTTTTCTTTCCCGACGCACTTATATTCATCACCTATGACTCCGTTTCCTATTCGGCTTCTTTCATCTTTTGGAATCGGACCAAAGCGAATGTAACCAATTTTCACTTTTTCAGTCATTCTTTTTTCTCCTTGATTTTATCTTTTTCGTCCCAAAGACGATGATATTCTTTCATTCCTGTAACACTCTCCAAAACTTCAACGAATAGACTGTGAAATGAATAAGCGTATATCTCCGAGTTTAACTCATCAAACCAATGAGCCTTGTTATCCATTGCAGAAAGCATTTCCATATACAAATGCCAGCACTCGTGGACTACCATAGTCGGATTTACAAGTCCCTTAAACCATATCTGAACGATAGGACTGTTCGGTTTGTGCGGTTCAACTCCTGCCAGTGCTTCAGCTCGGTGACCATTGGGTACGGAATCTACGAGCCATACCTCAACAGAAAATCCTAAAAAATCAAATGCTTTCTTATAACCTTTCATAACATCCCCTCGAACAAACTTCCCACTCCGTTTATTTCGTCCTGACGGTCCTTAATTCTTTTGCTTGCAAGCTCGAAATAATTGTCATCCTTTTCAATGCCGATAAAATTACGCCTATTATTTAGGCAAGCAATTCCTGTACTACCACTTCCTGCAAAAGGATCAAAGATAAGACCGTTCTCAGGACAGCTTACACGCACGAACCTTTCAAGAAGCTCGACAGGCTTTTCAGCAGGGTGAATACGCTTCTGGCAGGTCGTCATAAACCACTTGCGGTAATCGTCCATTTCCAGGCCTTTCCCCTGCCAATAAGTCTTTTTGCCGCGTATAAGGACGATGTACTCAATGTCAGAAAGATGATGTGTTGATTTTGCGGGTATGGGGTTTTTCTTTATCATCGTGAGAATGTCAAAAGTATATCCACGGCTTTTCGCCCAACTGATATAATCAGCGACAAGCATTTTGTTACAGAAGAAATATCCGTAGAAGGACTTCATCTTAGGCTCAAGCATATCAAGGAGCTTTATAGGCTCGAATACGATTGAATCAAGTTTCTCCAAGTTGTGAAGCATATTGATGTTCCTTGTCCGTCCGTATTTCTCATAGTTCTTTTCGCTGAACATACCGGAGCCGTGAATCGTTCCGAACTGATAAGGCGGGTCTGAAATTACAAGGTCTATGGAATTGTCGGGCAGCGTAGGGATAATCTCATAGCAGTCGCCGTGTCTGAGGTCGTAACTCATATCTGACCTCCGAATAAAGACGGCTGATTATCTTCTTTCCGTAATCTGTAGCCAATTCGTCTGTACTCGTCATAAACAGGTTTCCAGATGAATTCACACTGTTTTCTTTCAGCAGGCAGCGCTTTTTCAAGAGTATCAAGGTATTCCTGTAAATGCAGGTTGTAAGGGCAGCCCTTACAACCTGTCCTTTCAAAGCTATAAGGCGGGTAATACAATTCACATAACTTTATTGATTTCTGAGATATGTACCAGTTTTCCCATTCCTGAGAAACTACTGCCATTGGGTGAAACTTTTTTACTTTTCCGCTTTTTGAATCGGTTACAATGCAGTTGAGGGTAGTTCTCTGTCCTCCCTCTGCTTTCATCATTCCCGTAATAGTGATTTTTCTGCCGCTTTCCTTAGAATAATCTTTCGCTGGCTTCTTTTTGAACTCATAGCAACAGAAGTGAGAGATATTAAGATTGAAATCCGGCTGTATCTGATACATCAATGCTTTAGGACAAGGAGAGAAACCGTCTGCTTCTTCCCTAAAATATTTGCGGTGAGATTTACTGTGTATTCCTCTTTTCCATTCATAGAGTTTCTGAGAATGTTCCTTTGACTTAAATGGATAGCCTACGGCCTGTAAAGTTTCCCTTATATTCTTACCGACAGTATAAATGACAAAGCGTTCATCCTTTGCTGCCATTTCCCTTACAAAAGAAAGAATTGCCTTATATTCAATGCCTGTATTAAAAAATACTCTTGGTATTTTATTTCCAGGCAAAGCTTCATCAATAAGGTAATGCAGCACGGTAGAATCCTTTCCGCCAGAAAACGAAACATAAGCATTATGCTCTAAGCCATATATGGCGTTTATGCTTTGTATTTTTGCTATTCTGTCAGATAATATAAATTCATTTTCTGTCATTTCTTTTTTATTCCTCTTTATTTGCATATTTCCATTTATAACCACAAGCAGTTTTTGCACGCCCACGAGCCACTGCACTTATATTTGCAATTTGAGCACCAGTTTCTTTAGCAGCGTCTGAAATAGATGTGAATTTTTTAATAATCTTTTCAGTGGATTTATCAAGCATGTATACAGGTTTTATTTTGTGTTTTTTAACTCTTTCTTGACATGTTCCATATAATGCATTGTAACTTTTATCACACCATTCTAAATTTTCTACACTATTATTTGACTTACATTCATCTTTATGGTTTATACACGGTAAGTTACTTGGATTAGGAATAAAAGTTTTTGCAACTAAACGATGAACTAATTCTTTTTTTCCTTTGGGGAAGTTAGAACTAGAAACTGTAACTGATAAATATCCATTAAATTGTTTATTAAGTTTCAAAATTCTTTCGTAAACTTTACGACTATATTTTTTCCCATATTTTATAAATTCAATGGTTCTAGGGACACTTTTTATTCGCCCCTTATTTGAAATTAGATACAAATCTTCATAGTCAACGCATTTTTTCCAAACTTCACCTATTACATTTTCCTGCTCGTTGATTGATTTGATTTTTGCTATTCGGTCCTGAAGCAAAAAATCATTTTCTGTCATAACTACTCCTGTTCGGAGCAAACAAAAAGCCTTATTGGATTCGGCTTGCGGTCAAGCACACCTTCACAGTTCCCCATTGGAAAAGAACCGTTACAAACCGAATTTAATAAAGCTTCTCATCACTCCAATGTTTTATTCAGCAGATTGCTTACATCTGCTGAAACTCAGAGTAGTTCAGAAAAAAAATTAGCTTAAATCACGCACTCCAACTCAGCCTGCTCAGACAACCTGTTATCAACAATAGTCCTTGCCTTGACCGTGGTAGTAGCAGTAATTTTGAACGCAGTCTTATACTCAGCGTCCTTTTTCTTTACATCGCTTCCGTCCGTGGTGTAGAGGATTGTATTCTCTCCCTTAATCGTGACAGTCTTTGTCTTTGAATCAAATGTGATGGTTGGTACGCTCGGAACCTTGCAGGTGAGGGTAACTTCATCGGAGAGAACTCCGTCCTTAATGCAGGCGGCCTTTACAGTCGTATTCTTCATAATGACAAACGGCTCCGTATATTCCTCAGCGTCATCGTAAATCTTTGAGCCGTCAGTTGAATAAAGAATTTTGTCCTCGCCTGTGATTGAGACCGTATTGGTGTCAGGGTCAAAAGTAATCTTTGGGGCAGAAACGAATACACAGAGGAGTTCTGCCTGCTCGCTCATCCTGTCACCCACAACGGAAACAGCCTTGACCGTGCAGGTCTCGGTAATTGAAAATGGGGCAGAGTAGAGCACATCTTTTTTCTTCACATCTTCTCCGTTAGTCGTGTAGCGTACTTCGTTCTCACTTTCAATCGTAACCTTGTGGGTAGTCTGGTCGTAAGTGATGACAGGAACATTAGGAACCTTGCACTCAAGCTCAACCTGCTCAGAAAGCTCTCCGTCTACGATACAGGCTGCCTTTACGACAGTGTTCTTATTAATTACAAACGGGCCGTCGTATTCAGCCGCGTCATCGTAAATATCGCTTCCGTCAGTAGAATAGAGAATCTTGTCGTCAGCGGAAATTGAGACCTCGTTCAAGTCAGCGTTGAAGTCAATAACAGGTGGCTCGATGGAAATGCAGAGCATTGAAACCTGCTCGGAGAAATCTTCCCTCGCGTATGAGCGGCACTTGACCGTGGTATTGTGGTCAATGACAAAAGGCCCTGTGTAAACAGGAGAATCCTCAGTAACATTCTTTCCGTCAGTAGTGAAGTAGACCTTGTTGTAAGACTTGATTATGACGGTGTTAGTAGCCTTATCAAACTCGATTTCAGGAGTATCGGGTATCTCACAGAAAAGGGTAGCTGTCTCTGAAAGTACGCCGTCCTCAACGCAAGCGGCGTTTACCTTGCAGGTATGAGGAAGACTGAATTCCTCTGAATAAACCTTTGTTTCCTCGTCATATATTCCCGATTCAGGGAGGTTTGCATTTAATTCTCCGTCATCATAAGTGACCACAAAAGGCTTTGTCCCGCAGATACGCACGACATTATCCAAATCATCAAACACGATTTTCGGAGATTCAAGACCTTTTGGCATATACACAAGGCACTCGCCGTGGCGGTTCACTTCCTCGCAAAACGGCTTATACGCCACCCCGTCAACATGGTCTTTCCTCGCATTCTCGCTGTTCGAGCAGAGCATATCGCGGTGAAAAATCGGGATAGCGGGACATCTTCTGAATTTTTCTTTTTCACTTGTGAGATAGATACATTTCGCACATATCGGGTTCATCATGCCGATAGGGTAGCACGGCAAAAAATGAGGCTTAAATAAAGAAGTTGTTTAAGCTCTGTTTTTATCTCTCATATCATAAAACCGTGTTCAGAATTATCTACAAGAAAATTTATGACAGTGAGAAAGAAGCCGTTAAGGCACTCAAAGAACTTGACGGCAAAGCGTCGTCACCGAGCATAACGCAGGGGAAATCCGGCGGCTGGCTCGTTGTCCTTTACGAGCACGAGAAACGCTCCCGGATAGAGGAGGGCATGAAACACTACGAGGCGGCGGGGCTTACGGTGTACATGCAAAAGACAGATGGATAAAAAGACGCTTTGCGAGACCTGTATTTGCTGGGTTGATTGCGGAAAGAAAGAGAATAAACCGTATGGGTTCTGCCTTGTACGCGACTTATTTACTTACACGGCAGAGACCGAGTGTAAGGAATATGTAAACGGAGTTCCGTCAACGGAACGGGAATGGGAGGATTTTTATAAATGAAAGAATTCGTAAAACGAATGATTACAGAAAAAGATGAACTGTGCGGGAAAATCAAAAAGGCTCGCAAAGCCATTGAAGCCCCGCCTTACGGCTCTGATGCGGAGGGGCTTCGTATGCTCGCCGAGCAGGTCAAGGCAATGGAGAGTTACAGATACTGGCTCGAAGAGAGAATCAAACATGAGGAGGCAAAGTAAATGGAGACAGAGCTTATTCTTTGGACGATGATCGCGATAGTCGGGACCGTCGGAGTAATCAAAAATTTCATAAATAAAGGCGGAAAGAAAATCTGGACGATTGCGACCCTTGTAATCGGGGCGGGTGTCGCGGTAGCCGCCATGTACCTTCCCTTAAAGGCCTTGCAAGTCTGGGTTGCCGTAACGGGTGCAACGCTTTTTTACGACACAATCTTCAAAACATTCCAGCGGCTTATAGAAAAAATTTCAGAAAAAGGAGATTAGCTCATGGAAATCACGGAGAACAAGGAAGTGTTGCTTGAAATGCAAAACCAGCTCGGAAGAATTGAAGCTACCAGCACCGCCATAAAAGAGGACATCGCCGAGCTGAAGCAGAAAGATGTTGAGGCCGACGAAAAACTCGAAAAAGCCTATGCAAAAGCCATGGACTATGCTAAGACACGCCAGGACAATATCCGGGACGATTTGCAGCATCAGATTGACAACAACAAGACGCTTATCCTCACCGTAAGCAATAATCTCAGCAGCCTTAACACGAATATCGAAAAATTCACAAAGGAAATAAAAGAATCTACAGAGGAATGGAAAAAAGGCTTTGAGCAGTCTATCTCTGAGTGGAAAACAGATGTCAATGACAGACTTTCAGCATTGGAGCAGAAAAAAGAAAAAATGCTCGCAAAATGGTATGACCGAATCGTAGATAAAATTATGTGGATTGTCATAATTGCCGTAATAGTCGTCCTGCTGAAATGGCTGAACGCTCCACCCGAAATTATGAATCAGCTTCCGCACTAGGAGAAAATATGAGAAACGCAATACTAATTACAATCATTATCCTTGTCTTATTAGTTATGATTCTTTTTTTTGCTTTGAGGACGGCTCTTGAAAAGCTGTCGTTGGCAAAGATGAAAAACGAAGAGTACGAATACACAATCAAGGAACTGGAAAAGAAAAATTCCGCCCTCAGAGACGGTTTGAATCTTAAAGCAAAACTGGAGAAAGAGACGAATGAGAAGATTGATTCTTTGCATACTGGCGATACTGTCGCTAACGCTATTAACGGCCTGTCAAAGCACTCAGGTGGTAACGGTTGAGAAGGTTACTGTTCCCGATATTGCCTTCCCTGTCTTCCCGCTTGCAGAGGAAATGACGGACAACAAGGACGGGACCGTAACCGTTCCTTCTGAATGGATTGTGCGGCTTGAAGAATTCCGCATAAGGTACAAATCAACGGAAGATTTTTATGACGGATTACGAGAAATCTACGAGAAGTTTTACGAGTAAGATAAGGAGAATGAGAAATGAACGCAAACAAACTTCGGGAAAAATACATCGGCTTGCAGACAAAAATGCTGAAATCGGCTGACGATATAAAACAGTTCGGCGATTACTCATGTCTTTTTCTTTGCCTCTGCTCGATTGCCGAGGAGTACAACGAATCACACCACTCAAGATACCGTGTTGACATTCTCGCTGATTACCTCGCTTGCAGAAGCAAGGGATATATCGGAGATGAATTCTTCGTTAAGGATTCCACGGCGGTGCTTGAGTACCTTACGGGACAGAAGTGGAAGCGTGAGATTGTGGAGAAGCTGCCTGAGCCAGTTTCAGACAATGTGTACACCGTGGAGCGGTGGTACAACCAAAAGACAAGGTACACGCATTTCCGCAGACAGTGGGGAGACACCTTGGTTGACAGCAACACCGTGAGAAACGGGGAACTGACAAATTATTATCTTTTCACGGTTGTTTAACCGTAAGAAATAAAAATCACAGATATTTTCACAGGAGGAAAATATGGATAACAGGTTGGTATGGCAAAGACGGATAAGGAATTACGCAGGGCTGCTCGGCGGACTTTTGCCCTGGCTCAGTCTTTTCAGTGCGTTTCTTTACGGAAAGCTGACTGGCGGGCTTACGGAAGGGTTCTGGTCAGACCTTTCGATTTCAGCGACTTACTATTGTTCACCGGCTTTGGCTGGTATTTTAACGGCTGCTTCAATCGTTCTTATGTGCTATGACGGCTATGAGAAGATTGACAATTATGTGACCACGATTTCAGGCGTATTCGGAATACTTATA